GTTCAAGATATACGGCTGCATCAAGTAGTTCTTCTATAGCGTGATCAATCCAACCTACAGTAGTAACATCATCACGCATCATAGAGCAGCCATACTTTCTCATACCCTCTTCTGACCTGTCACTCATACGCTTCATTACAGTAGCTACGATTGGATCAGGTTCATCCATAATTTTTATTATGTCTGTCATTAACTACATTCCTTCTGTCCTGTTTCGGGGTCAATAAAACAAGCAGAACCTTCTAGTGCTTCAGGCTCTATCTTATTAAGAATACCATAGCGTTTACCATCTAATCGAAACGTTGTAACTCCTTTCAGTTTACCCTTCCAAGCTTTAGAGTATATATCTTTAAACTCTTCAAAGGATACACCACTACCTACGTTAATTGTTTTTGATACAGCACTATCTATAAAAGGTTGGACAGCAATCTGCATATCAAGGTGATCATCAACAGACAAATCATCTGTTGTTTCACCTTTAATACCGTACTTGTCATACGCATAGTCTTTTAAACGTACAATCTGAGGACCAACTTCTGTTTGTACTGTACGATCTAGTTCATGTTGAAACACTGGCTCTATCCCACTACTTACATTGTCTGCTGTAAAACTAATTGTACCAGTAGGTGCTATGCTTGTCAAGTGGGAGTTGCGAATACCTTGTTTTTTAATTTTAAGTTTAATATCTTCTGGTAGTCTAGCAATGTAATCACTACTTAAATATTTATCTGCATCAAATAATTCAAATGATCCTTTCTCAACTGCTAAATCAGAACTAGCAGAAAATGCTTCGCACATTATAGTCTTTAATATCTTTCTTGTAAATCGTTTGCTAGTAGTAGAACCATACTGATAGCCACACATACTAAGACAATTCGCCAATCCAGTAACTCCCAAACCCATACGTCTTTTAGTCTTGGCTTCAACTTCTTGTTCCACCAACGGGTAACATGTACGGTCAATGACGTTATCCATAGCTCTAACAACATGGGGTATATCCTTTACTAACTGTGAAAAATCAAAACGTTCTTCTGTTACGTACTTAACCAAGTTAAATGAGCCTAACAAACATGCACCGTAAGGTGGTAAAGGTTGCTCACCACATGGGTTAGTTGCTTCTATTGTTTCACAGTAATGTAAAGGATTTTCTTGGTTAATCCTATCTAAAAACAATACACCAGGTTCAGCCCAATCCCAGTTGTTACGCATAATTTCATCCCATAAAGCTTTAGCATTTATAGTACGGTACTGTTGTCCTTCAAATTGTAGGGTAAAAGATTTGTTATCACGCACACATTCCATAAACTTATCAGTTACTCCAACTGATATATTAAAGTTAGTAAGTTGGTTTTCATTTCGTTTGGCTCTGATAAACTCTTCTATGTCAGGGTGATCTACCCTAAGAACAGCCATCATTGCACCTCGTCTATGCCCTGCTGAAACAATTGTTTCACATACTGAATCAAAGATTCCCATAAACGAAACAGGTCCACTAGCACTAGAATCAAGGGATACAATACGATTACCCCTAGGACGTATACGGCTAAAGTCAAAGCCAATACCCCCACCTCTACGCATAGTCTCCGCAGCTTCTGTTGCTTTAGACATAATGCTTTCCATTGAGTCTTTAATAGTTCCTGAAACAAAACAATTGTACGCTGTAACTTCTCTAGGAGAACCCATTGCTGCTTGGACTCTTCCTGCTGGCATAAACCTTTGGTTAAGTAAGATGTTTTTATATTTACGTCTGTGTTCTTCATCATCAGACATTGCCGCTGTCTGTCTCGAACACGCTTCACTGAACGCTTCATTAGCTAACCTATATTTTTGTGCATGAAGTGTGTCACATGCAGGGTTTTGAGGACCATACTCGCTATACATAAACTAAATCTCCAAGTTTAGGCTCTTTATAATTCGGACCTTTAAGTACTTTACCATTAGAACTATACAATGGCTTACCATCATCACTAAGTTTCGACATATTAGAAGCGTGTACCCTATTAAAAGCGGTCCTAAGACCACTAGAAAAGGGATACATACTAACGATAGTGCCTGATAAAACATACTGTAAATCAGCAAGTTCTTTTAAAGCATGTGACCATTGCTCTCGTGTACCTGGCTTACCTTGCATTAAGCACATCTCTAGTACTTCCAATGCTTCAATAGCCTCGCCTGTTTCTTCTTTAATTAAACTACAACGTAACTTAATTAAGTTTGATCGCGGTTGACTTCCTACATCTAACCCCATTGCGTGATGAAATCTGGATACTAATTGCTCTCTAGTGATAGGTTTCAGAGGCATCTGTGCCTAGTCCTTTCTTAACTGAATCTAATGTAACATTAGCAGACTTAATTAATATTGTTCTTAACTCATCAGTTTTAATTTTATCTGCTTCTCTCATTAATCTTATAACTAAATTTAAACGGTTAACCATTAAGTCTGGATTAAAAAACATAATTGGGTTATCGTCTTCTTCTTCATCTTTGCCGAATAGCATATTGTTTTTCCTTCTTACGGTTGTACTGTTTCTTTGATGCTACAATACGCATACGATACTTAGGAGTACGTAAATCACGAGCTACTCCATTACGTATTATCCTCTTCTTGTGCATGGTAAGAGTCCTCTAGGTCTATGCCTAGATCAGATAAAATTTCATCGAATTTGTATAGACTATTATACACTTCTTTAAAGTAATTGTCAAGGATATCTTCAGCAGTAATTTCTAATCTCTCTATAATTTCTGCTCCAGTATACCTATCAGCGATGAGCAACTTTAGCTCGTCTGGCTCGACCCTTAGTTCGTCTAACATCTGTGCCATACTCCTTTCTCAATGCATTAATAGAGACAAACTGAGGATCATACGTACCGTCCTCAACATTTCTCTTAATGATAACCCCTGACCACCAGAGGTCTTCTGATTGTGGGTTGTTCCACCCACTAGCGTAATCAATGTAGCTTCCTCCAATTAACCCCATCATTCTTTTACTTGCTGCATTTGTATCACTTGCAAAATCAAGAGTATGTGTATGCCCTGCGGTACAAGACATATGTTGTTTGTTAAGTAAAGCTTTAGCAGGATTTTCACCACCAACAGGACGACCCATAACACCACTTGTAAAGTAATGGCTGTATGCAATACCATCTATAATTACAGGTTTAAGAAAATCGTGAGTCTCCCAACCAAATTGATTAAACTGTAAGTCTTGTATACTTACAGTGCCATCAAGTATAGCATCAGAACTAATAGCTCTGTTAATACGCTCCTCGTGATTACCCAAGGTAAGTACAAACCTAGGGAGTTTTTTCTTAGCTCGTTTAATTGGTTCAAACATACGTTCTTGTGCGTCTATTGTTACGTCTACATCTAACTTATATCTACGTCCTTCAAAACCTTTTGTTCCTTTGTCATACGTACAAAGGCTAGGCATGTCTGCCATATCCCCTAAGTTAAGTACAACATCAGGGCGTAAGTCTGCAATTAATCGACCAAGCCATTCAAACCTGGCGTTGTTGTGGTCAGGATGAGCATGTTGATCTGGTATAACTAAATGGATAGCCATTCTTCTGGTATCTCCTTATCTGCGAACATAAACCCATGTCGTTTACACCAATCTGCGTATGTAGATTTACTACCCTTGTACAGTTTACTACGAGAGTTACTAAATACGAATCGTATGTCTAAATCAGGGTGTTGTTCTTTGATTAATAAATGTTTTTTACGATCTGAACTATTAAATATTCCTTTCGCTTCTATAATTATTTTATTAGGAAGAATAAAGTCAGGAGTATACTTATGTGGTGTTGATGGTTTAGTATAACTAATTTTAATTGCTTCGTATTTAAACTTAATACCTAAAGTTTTTAACGCATCACCTATACGTTTTTCTAATCCACTACGGTATTTACCCCATGCTTTAAGTCTTTTGTACTGCACTAGTTTGTAACCTCATACACATCAGGTTCACGCTCTACATGTGTTAGCCATCTAGGACCAGTAGAATAAAGAAACAAACGCAAACCATCTCCATTGTTGGCATCAGACCAACAAGTATCTTTAAAGTTACAGTAAGAACAGTTACGACCTAGTTTCATGTTACCACTTTTACCATCTTCTTCATCTTTAAAACATCTTTGTGGTGGTGTTTTAGATTTAACAACTTTTTTCAAATGTTTAATACGTTTAGGAACATCTATCATATCTATTTCATCTACATTTAGATACGCG